ATGCCGAAAGATTCGCAAAATATCAGGCTTACAGATAAATCTATAAAAAGTTTGAAGCCCCGTGAAAAAATCTACACGGTGGCCGACGGCGATTGTTTGTACCTGGTCGTGCATCCTACGGGGCTCAAGGTCTGGCAAATACGGACCAGGCGCGGGGACGGGCGCAATCACAAAAAAGTCCTGGGCAAATACCCCGCGTTGACCCTGGCGCAGGCGCGCGAGCGCCGGGATTGGGAACTGTTGAATATGGACCAATCCGGCACAATGGAGCGCATGACCTATCAGGATTTATCCGAGTTTTACCTGGATCATATTTCGCTGGACCGCTCGGAGCCATATGTGCTGAAACTGCGCCACCGGCAAGAAAACTACATGTACCCAAAACTGGGACTGCGTTTGGCCGACACAATAACGCCCCCCGATCTCATGGATTGCTACACTCCGATCGCAAAAAAATATCGATCGCTCGCGCGGCGGATCGCGTCTTTTAATGCGCGGATGTATGCCTACGGGATTGTGATGCGAAAAGTCCGTACGAATCCCGCATTGATGATCGCAGAGAATTTGCCCGAACCGCTGCCGAAACAACATTACGCGACACTGACCGAGGAGCAGGATATTGCCGCGTTTTGGCGCAACATCTCGAATAAACCCATGGTCGGCGCGGACGCCTTGATCCGCTTCCAGACGCTGACGCTTGTCCGCCCCAGCGAAGCGCGGCGCGCAAAATGGTCGGAGATCGACCTGGCCAAGAAGATATGGATCGTCCCTCTGATGCGCATGAAAAAAAGGCGTGAGCACATAGTGCCGCTGTCACGCCAGGCGATCGAAATCCTCGAGGCGGTCGCCAAATACTATCCAGCTCGGAAAGGACTTGTGTTCCCGGGGCGCCGACGGTTTTTGTCCGCGCAAACGCTACTGTCTCACATAGAGGCCTGCACTGACGGGCTCGTCGCGCACGGACTGCGAGCCATGGCGTCAACGACTCTATACCGCCTCAAGTTCGTCGGAACGTGGATTGAGTTGCAGCTATCCCACATCGATCCCGATCAAACGCGCGACAGCTATCGCCATTATGACTACCTACCTGAGCGGCGCGCGATGCTGCAATGGTACGCCGACTACCTCGACGCGCTGCGGGACGGCACCCCGATACCTCCCAAACCTGACATATGAGCAAAAGGGCCTTCTCTAACCAAGGAGAAGGCCCTTTTTATTTTGCGTTAAAGTTACCCCCTTGACATTATAGACTCACGCGTCTATAATGAGCCCAAGAACAAAAAAAGGCGCATGCCCAAAACCAAGGAGGACGAAAAAAAAATGAAAATCAGGATCAAAGAAACCGGCGAAGTCAAAGATCTTACCATCATCGACAGAAAAACTGGTTGCGAGTGGACGGCCGATCTGGTTGGCGACGACGATTGCATCACGTACAATCGCGACCGCGAGATCTACGAGACCGACCAGGCCAGCTACGACTGGTGGAATAACATGATTGACAAGCTGGAGCACGCTGAGGACGTCAAACAGAAGTACATTGAGAAATACGGCGCGGACGCAGTGGAGGATGCGCTGGCTCAATACGACACCCCCACCGACCTCGAGGATCAGCCCTCCGCCACAATCTCGGCGCTGGAAGACTCCTTCGGCTCGCTTGATCCCGAAGAAGATGTCTAAAATAATCGACCTGACCGGCCGGCGTTTCGGCCGGCTGGTCGTTTTGCGTTTGGCCGATGACCAGACCAAGACGCCGCAGGACACGACCGCGCGCTGGCTGTGTCGATGCAATTGCGGCAACGTCGTCGTCCGCAGCCGCAAGCTACTGCGCAGCGGATGTGTCAATAGCTGCGGATGTCTGGCACAGGATACAGGCAACCGCTTGAAAGATTTAACGGGACAACGTTTCGGCCGCCTGACAGTACTCCGCCGCGCCGACAACGCCAAAAGCGGCAATGCCCGTTGGTTATGCCGGTGTGACTGCGGGCACACCTCCATCGTGACGGGCACGGCCTTGCGCTCCGGCAAAATCCAATCCTGCGGCTGTTTGGCGCAAGACATACGATATAGCCGCAGAACTGACCTCGCGGGACGGCGCTTCGGGCGGCTCGTTGTGATCGAGTACGTCAAAGACGGCAACGGTGACACATCATGGCTCTGTCGTTGCGACTGTGGCAAAGAAACCGTCGTGACCGCCGGCAATCTTATCAACGGCAATACCCGCAGCTGCGGGTGCCTCGCGCAAGATACAGGACGTGCCAACGTGCCGCTCATGCTTGACGCTGCCCTACGCGATGGCACTAACGTGCAGGTGCTGAGTAAAAAGACCAAGAGCAAACTCGGCATTCGCGGTGTATATGAAGTCGACGATAAGGAGTACCCCTATGAGGCAAAACTCATCCTTCGCAAAGAGATCCTGCTCCGCAAACGCTTTAAAACGTTCGAAGAGGCGGTCGTCGCGCGGAAGGATGCCGAAGAAAAATATCTTGCGCCGCTTGCCAGGAAGTGGGCGGAAGAAGACGCGAAAAAAGAAAGGAGAACAAAAAAATGCTCACACTGAAAAACGGTATTACCGGCAACGATATGTTCAAGGCGGTCTTGACCATGTTGAGTTACGTTCTGGAGTGTGGGGACGTCGAAAGCGCCAGCGATTGGGATTACGACGTTAATGGCGGCCTCAGTATTTGGAACCGCTTCCAACTCCCATGCGGGGCTGTCAACGTCCAGTTTTACTGGGACGAGGATGAGTGGAAACCGTATGACCGCCCCGAGGACGGGCAAATCGACGGGATGATGCTCGACAGCGACATCGATCACATAATAGAGTTTATCGTCTATAATGAGGACGGAGCCGAGATTTTCAGGGCCTCCGATTACTGTGAGGCTAAAAATGACTGAGTTTATCAGCACGGTCGAAGCGGCGGCGATCCTTGCTGCGCGCGCCGGCAGCTACAGTGCGCACACAGTAAAGCTCCTTGCCGGACAAGGCAAAATCCCCGGGGCGCAGAAGATTGGGCGTGACTGGTGCATCCCGCGCGAGTGGGCAGAGACCTACCAGCCGCGGCAAAAGCACAATAAATAAGCCTTCCCTTTACAAAATAACGGAAATCGTTTATACTATGCCTAGCTTCGCCATGCAAAGACGCACCACCTGTCGGGAACCGCAAACGCGGTGAACGTTGAATTTAAACGAACAAACAGTTATCAGTCTCGCGAACAGCGATGTTGAATTGACATTTGTTACATCTATATCCTTTGCTGCGAAGCTGGCAATAAGCCTTGACCTAAAAGGTCGGGGCTTATTGTTATTTTTGCCGTTTTTTTGCAATAAGAACCGTATTAATGCCGTTATGTCGATTTTATTGCAATATAGATCCTCTGCTTTTTCTTGCGATTTCCTTTCGAAGACGGCATAAACTCAGTAATTGCAATAGAATATACTTGTGCGTATCTCGTGATTATCTTGTGAGTCACTATCTTGTCAAAATCGGCGTTTTTTATTTTAGAAGATAAAAGCCGAAAAACAGGATATCTTCACAAAACAAAAAAGCGGGCACCGTCGCTGAAGACGATGCCCGCTCTTTTCGTACATTCTCGTACATTTCGATGTTTTTCGGCTCTAAACAATCGAAAAACCACCGATTTTTTCAGCCATTTTCGTACACCCTATCTCGTTATCGCCACGCCGGCCGCTCCGATCATCAGCCCCAGCAGCAGCCCCTGCGCCCTTCCGCGCCGTATGCGTCTGTTATACTCCGCCCGCTCCGCCGCCAGCTCGCGCCGGAGATCGTCCACCATCCGCCGCGTGTCCTCCGCCTGCGCGGCGATCTCCGCCCGCAGCTCATCTATGCCCCGCCGCAGCACGCGGACACTCTCGCGATCCGCCGTCCAGCCGGCCACCGTGTCGCGCATGGCCTGCTCGCTCAGCAGGTAGCCGCCCTGGACGCGCTTAACGTCCTGCGCGGTACTCTGCGAGCAGAACGTCGAGAGCAGCAGCGAGGCGGTCAGCAGGCAGGTCATCAGTCCGCTTTTTGGCTTGGGCACGGGCGGTCACCTCCCTCTGGCGTGTCGCGTCCACAATGGCATCCGCCCGGCGCTCGGATGTGGCGGCGCTCTCGCGCAGGCGGCCGATCAGCGCGTCCGTTTCACGCCATCCCCGATACTGATGCCAATAGATAAACGCCAGCAGGATAACAGCCGCCGCCAGCCACAACGGCCAGCGGCGGATTATTTTCTCGAGGGCCTTAGCAAAGAGGTCACTCATCATGACCATGTCGATCCCACTTCCCCTTCAGCAGCCATTCCTGCAGGCCGTCGAACGCGGCTTTGACCGTCTCCTGGATCTCCGTATAAGCAATGTCCAGCAGCGGGCCGCCGACGTAGCCGCACATGGCGATAATGATCGCGCTCAGCTGTCGGCTTACGCCCAGTTCGTTCAGCCCCCACGCGACGATTGCGCCCAGCGCCCCGGCGCTGATCAGTCCCACTGTAAAACGCCAGCCGTCGAAAGGTTCTCCAAGATGTTCCCGGCCGGCGCGCACCCCCTGAAAAATCATGGCCAGCATCGCTCCCACACCTCCCGTCATGGCGATGTCGATTAACGTCCGCTCGTGCTGTTCCTCTCCCGGCATATAGCTACCTCGCTTTTCTTCGATCCCACGTCCTCAGATGTCCGTCCGGCGCTTTGGCGATGTCGATATGCACGCCCCAGTCGTACAGCCCGACGCCTCCCAGTTCAGGCAGCCGTCCGTCGTACCACGCTTTGGCGATGACGTTATAGACCGCCAGCGGCGACAGGCGTTCACAATGAAAGTCCATCGCCTGCCCCTTCAAATGCTTCGACGTCGGCGAACCGCCCTGCCTGGCGTTGCGTGCCTTGCACCGGCAGACCGAATGGACGTGCATCGGCTCTTTCAGGATGCTCCTGACCTTTTCCGCCAGTTCCAGCAGACGCGGGTCGGGCGCATCGAAGCCGCAGTAATCGCGGCACGCGCACTCTCCCCGGCTGAAATGCTCCGACAGCATTTTTTGTTCCATGAGATCACCTCCATAAATAAAGAGGAGACTGTTTTGAACAGCCTCCTCTTGTGTTACCGTTCGCGTCGATTGAGCTTTTCCTTCACGGTGAAATAGTTCCTGACCGCCGCTTCCGCTTCCTGGTTCATTCTCAGGCGGATGCGGTCGATGACCTCGCGTTTCCGTTCCGGCGTCATGCTCTTCGACTGCTGGATCGCGGCGATGTCTTTGCGCCAGTCGGAAAGCTTGCGTGCCGACTGGTCGAACGCTTTCGCCATATGGACGCCGGCCGAGTATTCCGGCTGTTCGCCCATCTTGCGGCGCACATCGTAGGCGTTTTTGGCCACCGTCGCCTGTTTGCGCAGGTCGTAGAACTTCGCCAGCGATTCGCTGTTGCGGTTCGGGTCGACCGTAAAGCGGCTGAACAGCGGCTTTTCACTGAGCTTCTTCGCCTCTTCCTGCGGTTTCAAAAATATGTCCGGCGCTTTGGACAGGTACTCGCCTACGCCGCCGCCATAGCTGCTGACGTAGTGGTCGATCAGGATTGGCGACACGCCCCACGCTTTGCCGAGAAACTTCGCCATCGACGACGTGTTCTTGGTGAACTGCAATTCCGGCGGCAAGTTCTCCAGCTGTGGCGGGATCAGCGGCGAATCGTAGAAAAACGTCTTCCCCATTCGATGCTCCAGGATCGGTTCGGCAAACGTTGGCAGCAGGTTCGGGCTGAATCCCTCCCACACGCTGCGCCCCAGTTCGCGGAACGCCATGGGGTCGTGTTCGAACGCCGCGTCGAGCACACGCTCGACGGCGGAGCCGAACAGCCCCGCCAGCTCCGGCTTGGGCAGCCGCAGCCACGTGCCGCCGACCTTGAAGACCCAGTAGCGGTCCTTGATGTTGCGGCTGATGCGCTTGTACTCGTCATCGTCGCGTCCGGCCATCCAGGAGATCAGCGACGGCAGGATCACGTACATCGCCGTGCGCGCCGCGAACCGGCCCGGATGCGCCGCCGCCGTGCGAACCAGTTTCGACGTCCCCTGCACGGCAGGATTGAAGAACGCCGTATAGCGGTTCCACACCTTGCCCCACTGGCCGCCGCGAGAGAAATCGAGATTGACCTCGCGTGCCATGCGGGCGGCGTAGCGTTTCGGATAGCCTTCTTTCACTAGCCGTTCGTACTCGGCGAACTTCGGCGCCAGCTCGACCATCTCGTTGTATTTGCCGATCGTGTTGTCCCACGTCGACGCGAGCTTTCGCAGGAAGCCCTTGTCCCCATGGACGGCCTTGCCAACGTATTTGGAGATCCCTTTTTCCGAGGCATTCAGCCCCAGTTCCGTGATGCCCGAATAGGCCAGCCCGTGGTCGAGCGCGTCGGCGATCCGCTGTTTCGCAGTCTCGTCCTTCGCTGTCTGCATCAGCAGCCCCTTGACCGTGCCGAAAAACGGCATCGACCGCGCGCCCTTGGCGCTGTTCGTCAGGCTCGAATACATGGCGTCGCGAATGAAATTCGTGAGGATGAACGCCGGGTTCGCCCGCGTCGCTCCCAGTTTCAGCAGATTCGCGGCGCCTTGCGCGGCGCGGTCGAGGCTGCCGAAGATCGGGTTTCTGATGCCCGCGGCCTGTTCCATCGCCGCCAGCGCGTCGATGAGTTTCTTGTCGCCGGTGAACGCCCGCCGCGTGCCGTCGAACCAGACCGTGAACGTGTCGCTGGCTCGCTCGCCGCCCTGCACCGGCTCGATCATGTCGGCAAAAAGCGCCGGGTCGGCCAGCGCGGCGCGGACCAGCGCCTGAGCAGCGCGGTTCTTTTCCGCGAGCTGGTTGAACACCAGCGCGTTTTTGACCATCATCTCGAACGGGTCTTTGGTGTCGATCACCGCGTCCCCCGCGCCGACGCCGGTCGCCTGCTTCACCTGGTTGGACAGGTTGACGATGCCCTTGCCGCGGCGCGTCGGCGACGTCACCGAGCCGTCCTCGTTAACGCGCACGAACGGCACGTAGTGCGGCCAGCGCTTTTTGTACTCCTCGTACTGCCCGCGGCTCCACACGCCGGAGTCGATCAGAGTCCGCTCCACCATCGCCTCGTAGGCTTTGGCGATGTCTTCGGCGATCCGTGCCAGTTCGGGGTTCTCGTGCCGGGTGCGGTTCACGACCGCGCTCACTTCCGCACGCGTCAGCCCGATGCCCGGTTCCAGCCCGTTGTCCCAGTAATCCAGCGCGCGCAAGGCTTTCATGTAACCCGTCAGTTTGGCATACGCCTCGTCGCCGAGCTTTTTGACCGGCTCCATCAGCGCCAGGACGTCGCGCTTCGCCTTGCCCATGTAGCCGGGCATCGTGCGCAGCATGTCGTAGACGGCGAATTCGTCTTTCAGCTCGCCGTGCTGGAGCATGTCGGCGTAACGTCCGCCGAGTTTCTTCGCCAGTTCCCTCACGCGGTCGCGCAGGAGGTTCTGCATCTGCTCCAGATAACGGAGTTGATCGTCGAACTTCTGGCGGAAGCCGTTCCATGCTTCGGCGACAGCTGCCCGCGTTCCCTTCTGGTTCCTGACCTTTTCGTCGCCGCGGATCATGCCGGCGCGCAGCTTCTGTTCCGGCGTCAGCTCGCTGTAGCTCCGCACCGCGTCGAACAGCTCGCTCACCGGCTGTTGGTATTCCTCGTGCGCTTCCAGCGTTTCGCGGAACAGCTTCGTGTACTCGGGCGCCACGATCTCCATCAGGTCGGGGTTAAAAGCGTAGCCGCGGAAGTACTCAGCGATCCCCTCTTTCATCAGGTACCGCTGCGCTCCCTCGAATTTCAGCGCCGCCGCGCTCACGTCGGGGCCATGGGTTTCGGCGCCCGGAGCGTGCATATACCGCCCGTGGAGCTTTTCGTAGAGCGCCGTCACGTTCTGCGGCGATGTCGCCTTGCCCAGCTCGCACAGTTCGTCGTACAGCTGCCGCGACGTTTCCGCGTCGCGCACGTTCTCGCGCAGCCCCAGCTTGTAGTCCAGCGCGTGCCCGATCTCGTGCAGCGCCGTGGGGAAATCCCCCCAGTGCCGCTCGCGCGCGACGTCCGTCTCAGGCGTGTAGTACCCCGCCACGTTCGCGGGCGCGCTCACGCCCTTGCGCACCGGCGCGATCTTCCGCAGCTTGTCGTATATGTCTTTGATTCGGATCAGCGTGCCGGCGGACTTGCTCCCAGGTTCCGCCGTCACCGTGACCTGCGGCAGGCTGCCATGGACGGAGAAGTCGCGGTTGCTTCCGTTTGAGGATTGTGGTATCCTTGCGTTAGAAAGACCTTCGCTCGAGGAGGACAGAGATTCCTCGACTTGCCCGCCAATCTGAACGTCCTGTGCGGGGCGAGGGCCTTTTTTTGTATCCGGAAGATAGGAAGTCAACACCCAATTCTTGGGCGCGTGCTTCCATGCCCTTTGCAGGATTACTTTTCCTTCGGCTGAAATATAAATAGCCGAGTTTGTTGTTTTCTCCAGGGCAAACGATCCCGTTCGGATAATTTGAGGTACTGCCTGAACGGCTTTATCCCCATGCTTGGCTTTTATATGCGCGAAGCCGTAACCGCCTTTATATCCTTTTTGCGGGTCGCCTTCCTGTCCCCAAACAAAATCAATGCTTGAGTTCTCTCCAAGGCGAGGATCGGACATCGCTCCGACAACCTCGCCTTGCCGTTCTTCCAGCAGCTTCTCGACGGCCGCTTCGCCTTCGTACCCCCGCCAGATCGGGCCGAAATCGCCGCGTTCCGGCGTCGCCAGCAGGCGGTCGAACACCTCGCGCACTTCCGGCGAAAGCTCCACGCCCAGCCGTTTGATGTCGCGGTAGATGTTGATCAGCCACTGCTTGATCTTGGCGAACACGCTCCGCATCTCAGCCGTCGGCGATTTGCCTTCCATCAGGTACGCCTCGAAGGCATGGGCGAAGCGCTCCTGCGCCTCGGCGTAGCGCGCCTTTTCCGCGCCGTCGAACGTGTGCCGTTTCGATAAATCCATGTTTTCGATATGCAGGTATCTCCTGACCGTATCGAGGTCGGCTTTGGTTCGTGCGTTCGCCTTTTCGAGCAGCCCGTCAGCGATCAGATCGTCCAGCATCATGTGCCCGATCTCGTGGAAGAACGTGGAGCGATCGGCGTGCTTGAAGAGCGTGATTAGCCCTTCTCCGTGCGAGCCGATCTGAATCTGGCCGCGACGGATCGCGTTCTCTCTCTGATTGAACCGGTTGATGACGCTGATCGCCTTGTCGTCGAACACCACGAAACAGCGGCCGTCCTGGCGACCGTTATAGGTGATGCCCTTGATGCCGTGTTTGTTCAGAGCTTCCGATGCCTCTCTAGCGCCAAAAAAAACGGATTCAAGTGATTCGTAAATTAGACGCCCTTTTTCCGCGGCGAACGATTCGATAAGGTCCTCCCGTGTCATAGGCTCTGCCCTATCAATTTCGTTAAGGTCGTCGTCGATGTCCTTATTGAATTGATTAAACTGAGCGTCAGACATATCTCGAATAAGATCGGCGATTGCCTTTTGTACTTTCTCAGGCTGTTCGGAAAGAAGTTTGTCTTCGTCCAGCAGTGCATCGTTTTCCGGCACGTTCACCTCAAACAAGCTTCCGGAGTTGAGCCAGCCTACGCTAAAGAACTTGTCCAGTGCCGCTTCTTCCAATTTGATCTGTTCCCATTCGGCTTTCAGTCTCGCAAAATAGTCCTCGTTGATGGGCTTGCCTTCTTTTTTCCGGATTTCGAGATCTGATATTTTCTCTTCGACGTTCAATCTTTGTTCGCCGATTTTAGCCTGAGTACTTTCGTAAGCCGCGACAGAGTCTTCGTCCCTCTTTTCGCCGCCCAGGTCGCGGAACACGTCAAGAACCGTATCGAGCGCTTTGCGCTCCGGCGTCCCTTCACCATAGCGTGCTTGGTATTCTTCCACAGCATCGTAGTCGACGGTCGCTTGCTTGCTTACTCTTCCCAGCCTTTCGCGATACCCGGCGGCCACGTTCCGGTCCTGTGCGAAATATAGCCCCCAGCCGTGCGCTTGTCCGCCTTCTCCGCTTCCGATCGTGCCGAGGTCAAATTCGTCGAACCGATGCGGCGAACCGTGCCAGGCGGATTGGTTATAGATATTCGCGTCGGTAGAGGAAAATGTGCCTCGGTTATCGACGGCCTTGATCTGGTTCGGTGCATACGCGACGTATACGTCGCCCGGGGCGTCGACGCTGCCCCAGTGCCCTTCATCGACGACATTCTCGAAGATCACGCCGTCGAATCCGTCGCCGTAGTTTCCTTCCCCGACATTCTGAGCGATCTCGTTGGTGGTCATCTCGCCGGCGGGATACGACACCTCGTAACGCCCGGAATAGTCGTCCAGATCCCGCTCGATGTATTCTTCCGCTTCGCGGGGAGTCCTAAACGGTTCGCCGTCGCGATCGTAAACGCTTTCACCGGTCTCGTTGTCGTAAACGCTGATCTCGCCGACGTTCGTCCAGTCCTTGCCTTCGGCGTCAATGCGATAAGGATTGCGAAGGTTCAAAAAGACGGGATAAACTCCCTCGCCGGAGAGATCCGGCTCGGAAGTCCCGGGCTCCCGCGAAACAAGCTCGTCGCTTCCGGAATACGTCGCGGCTACGTCTTTTCGCCCCGAGAAGAACGCCCCCGCTCCGGTAGTGTCGCCGACGCCGGTTGTGCTGAAAGTCGAGAACCCGGTGTGCGTGCTGCCGTGGTACACCACCAGCGGCTCGCCGTTCCCGTCCAACACTTTCGAGGCGTTCTCGGGATCGTTCTCCCAGTCCCCGAACCATTCCTTGAATTGCTTCGTCCGTACCAGCACCCACTGTTCCGGCGTGAGATTGGTCTCCGTCCCGTAAGACGTTTTCAGGTACGTGCCGTTCGCTTTGGCGGCTTCGACGATGGCGCTGCGCTCCCGCTCGGTTTCCGTGTCCAGCAGAGAACTCTGCGCGTAATATTCTCCGTCCATCCCCTTGACACCGCGGAGCATTTCGCGTATAGTGATCCCAGAAAAAGAATCCTCCGCTGTTGACGCCGAAGCACCAATCGGCTGTGTGCGGGGGATTCTTTTGTTTATAATTACGTCATAAACGCGGACATCGAGCGGAACAAGCCGGTCACTGTTATTTTTCTCTTCTGCTACGATACGGACGGTAGCTATCCCTTCTCGCGTTACCACAGGGACATAAAAGCGGTGATACATTCTAACGCCGGGTTTCTTGTTCTTCTTCCTGTTCGGCCCGCTTTCCACGAGAACAGCGTTTTTCATCAGCTCCGGAAGAGACAAAACAGATGCGTTGCGAATGCTTTTCTCTTTCCGATAAATCGGAGCGCCTGAGTGGGCGATATGGCCTAAATGATACGAATCCTTAGGAAGATTAAGGAATGCAAGAGCATCCCGTGAGATGCTAGGGCCGTCTTTAATCAGTGTTTTCAAATGTTCTGTCAGAGTCTTGACATTGGCGGTTTTGGCTCCGTCCGCCACCCCGGAAAGATCGACGACGGGCACACGCTCGTCCATATTCAGCCCATCCCGCACCGCCTGGTCGTAAACGTCGCCGCCCCAATCAGGTCCCGCGTCCTCTTCGCCGCGGACGTTCAGCTTGTCCAGTTCTGCCGGCGTCAGAGCGTCGGAGCGCAGCTGTCCATGTTCGTCCGTTCCCAACGCGCGGGCGCGGGCAAGCAGATGGTTCGCCCAGACTTCGCCGCCGGCGTTCGCCGTCTCGTCATCGCCCCCGGCGGCCTTAAGCTGCTGTGCTATACGTTCCCGCGCTTCGCGAGCCGATTCAATAAACGCGGCCTCCCGGCTGATTCGCGGCAGGGACCTCTCGCCGGTGATCCTCATATCGCGCCCTGAATCCGCTGTGTAAATATTTCCCAGCGTTTGCAAGGCGTTTTCGACGTCGGTCCCCAAGGAGAAGGGCTGGCGTTTGTTTTTTGCAGGCGCACGCCCGATCACGTCCTGTACGTTGGGGCTCTGCTCGTACCTCCGCCCCGACTGCTCCATCAGGTCAGCGAGCGTAGACGGCGGCAGGTCTTCGCGTTCCTCGGCGTCCATCTGCCGGATGTTCTGATACTCCTCCGCCATCTGCGTGCGCAGGTCGTCCAGCGTTTCCCCGGTGTCCTCGGGGATAACCTCTTCCTGCACAGTCTGTCCGACTGTCGGCACAGTAGTCTGCATCTTCATGACCTTCTGCATGTTCGCCGCGGCGATTGTTTCCGCCTTTCTGCCCGTCGGCGCGGGCGTCTCCGCCGCCGGCATCGCGCCGGGCAAAGGCTTTGCCGTTTCCGGCACGACCGGCTGCGGCTCGACGGGCTTGAACACGTCGCTCATCTTCTCCGGCATCTGCGGAGCGACGTTGCCGGGGACGGTCCCCGCGGACTGCGGTACCCAGTTGTTCAACTCTTCCCGCTGCTGCTCTTCTTTAACGGGCTGCATGATCTCGGCGACCGCCTGCTGAGTTCCCACGTCCGGCACTCCGCGTGCAAAATTGTCCACGTTGCCGCCGCGGCCGTTCCGCATCGACCGCACGCCCAGTCCCAGCGTTGCGCCGATAATAGACGACAAGCCCGTCGGCAGGAAAGTGTCTTTCATCTTCTGCTTCATGTATTCGGCGTTCATGACGTTCTCGCCGATGGCGCGGAGATATTCGAGGATCCCCCGGTTTCTCGTCGCCGCCGCGGCGTCGCCGATCACGTCCTGCCCGACTTCCTGCCCGCCCTGGCCTATGACTTCGCTGAGAGTCATCGCCAAACCGCGTTTCAAAGAGCTCTGGATGCCATCCCAGGCGTCGCCGAAAATCCCGGCCTTGTCGAAGAACACGTTCATGGGGAGTTCGGCGGCGAGTTGCCTGTTCGCCTGGCTCTGCGCCTGCTCCGGCGTGCGTCCTTCCCGAACGGCTTCGCGGTACGTGCGTCCGGCGTTGCCCAATGCCTCTTCGCCGCTGCGGTACATCATCGCGGCCGAAAGCATTTTTTGGGGGAGACTCATCAGTCCTTCCGGCATCAACATTTGTCCGGCCGGCGCCAGGTTCCCCGCCGCGGCAAGGGCGAGGGAGGCCGCCATGGACGGGGCCGTCGAACCAAGAGCGTTCACGCTGGACGTCCAAAGGTTGTTCGCTCCGACTTTTTGAGCGTGTTCTCTCGCCCGGGCGTCCCACCAGTTCGAGCCTCCCCCGATCCAGTCCGCAACGCCGCCCATGAGCGGGACAGCCCGCACGCCGTGCGCCAGCGCGTCGCTCATGTTGGCCATGCCCGTTTCGACGCCGCCCATCCCGGCGTGATACGTATCGTTGATAAAACGCTTGATGTTTTCCCCGCCTTCGGCAAGGGCCGCCTGATTGGCGGCTTCCTGTTCCGGCGTCCCCACCTGCGTCTGCATCTGCATGAGGTCGTCGAAAGACGGGGATTCGTCTACTTCCGGCCGCTTGGCTTTCGCTTTGATCGACGCGAGCATGCTGTCGTAATCACCGCTCGGCGCAGGACGTTTGATTCTATTCAGCATCTCTTCATAACTCGACATATACATGCTCTCCTTACATAAAAAGCCGCCTTAATACAGGCGGCTTTATCTATTTCCCCAAGAGATCGCGTTCAATCTCTTCGAGCGTTTTCCCCATCTTCAGCCCTTGGCGTACAAGCTCGTCATACTCCTGCTGCGTGGTCTCCGGATATTTTTCGAGCACGGCCGGAGGAATGCTGTTTCCCTGCCCAGCCTGCGCCGGAGCGGGATTGTACCCGTACAAGGGATTATTGGACAACAGACCCCTGGAATCCACGAGTTGTGGTATTTTGCGCAAATCTCCGAGAAGCTGCTCCACGGCCGCGGGCGACAGCGTTGGGTCGATGCCGCGCACGGCCTGTTCGAACTCGGCCGGCGAGCCGCCGAACATCCCCGCCATCTCTCCGGCTTTCCCCCACGCGTCGCGGATCGCTCTCTGTTCGTCGCGGACAGGGGCGTAAGCGTTCGCACTGCGCTTTTCCGCCGCTTCCAGCGCCATCTCCTGGCGCCGGTTCGCCGCGTTCTGCGCGTAGGCCGTATCCGGCGACACGCCCACCGCGCCGCCGAAGACCGGCGTCGTCTCCCCGGTGTACTTGTCCTGCGACAGCACCACCTGCCGGTTGCCGAGATTGACCGCCTGGTTGTTAAAGCCCGGGTTCAAGTGTTGAATAAAATTGCCCACCGTCTTCGCCCCGTCGGGGTCGTACAAGGCCCGGTTGCCCACGTAATTAAGCGTTCCCTGCCGGTCGTTGTATTGCGGCATGTTCCCGAGCCTGCTCGCCAGCCGGTCGGCGTCCTGCATCTTGAAACGGCTGCCGAACCGCGCTTCCACGAATTTCTGGAAGTTCGGGTCGTTGATCGCTCCCGACTGCGCGCCCCATTTGTAAACGTCGTCGATCGTCGGCGTGCGTCCGCGGATGGCGTTGTTCTGCAACGCCTTGACTGCCGTGCCGACAAGCCCGTCGCCTTCTTGGGGGCGGAACTGTTCCGGCACGCCGCCGAAGGGGTCGGAACCGAAAGCGTTCTGCTGCGGCGCGAATAGCTGGCTTAGCTTCTTCGTTTCCGGCGCGCCCTGGATCGTCAGCGGCGATTCCTGCGGGGCGGCGTACTGCCCGCTTGCCTCGTCGTACAGTTTCTCGAATTCGCCCCAGCGGTTGGCGTTGACGCGCTGCGCCCGCGCCGCCGCGTCGCGGTCGAACATGCCCTTGACCAGCCCCGACAGCGTCGCCGTGGCCAGGTCCGCCCACCACGGCTTGTATTGCCGCTCGAAATAGACAGCCATTTACCAGCTGCCTCCCGAGCGGAAACCGCCGCCCCAGCCCTGCGGCTTGAGCGGGTTCTGTTCCATCAGCTTTTCGGCCCAGTCCTTTTGATCGAGCGCGCTCCCCCAGTACGAACCGGCGCCGTTCAGCAGCGCGCCGCCGACGTTCTGTCCGCCCGCCAGCCCGCCAAGCGCCGAACCGACGCCCGCGCCGACGGGGCCGCCGAGCGTCCGCCCCGCCAGCCCCAGAAGCTGCGGCAAAAACGAACCGAACAGGCCGCCTCCGCCGCCTACCGTATAGACTGCCATATCGAAACACCTCTACTTCCCTTGCTTGACGACTGTGTCGTAATCCTCGCGATTGTCGTAGCTGTTCTGCAGGTCCTTCCAGAACTGATACGCCGGAGCGTACTGCGACATCATCGCCTGGCTCAGCGTTTGCGGCATCGAAGCCGCCTGCTTCATCAGATCAGTGTTTGAGTCAAGCGCTTTGCCGTAGCCTGACATAGCCGTATTGTAGCCGTTGATTGTAGCATTTCGCCCGTTGATAACGTTGTTGTAACCGCTGATTGCGGAGTTGTAGCCGTTGATTGCGTTGCCGTACAGGTTCCCTGCCGCCGTGAAGCCGGCCAGCTGGTCGCTCAGCCCGCTCCTCAGATCGTCGTTCGCCGCCTTGTATCCGCTGATCGCCTTCGCGTAAGTGTCGCCGGCGCCAGCCAGCGTGGAGTTTGTCTGCCCGTAGCCGGACAGTACCGAGTTGTACGCGTTCAGGTAATTTTTTGCATAGGCATCGGCGGCGCTGTCCGCCAGGCCGCCGAGCGACCGGTTCGCCACGCTGCTATTCATTACCCCTCGAGTGGCCAGATCGTTCAAAGCGCTTCCCGTGTTTCGGTTCAGCTCTGAGTTTACCGACCTGTTCAGGTTCTCCGTTACGGCGTCAGGGATGTTCCCCGTTCGCGTGAAATTCAGTACCTCGTCCGCAAGCGTTCCCTGCCGGTCGCCAATGCCCTCGATCTTCCCCGAGAGGTTGGAAATGTTCTGCGTGTTTGGCTTCATCGCCGCCGCCGCTGTTTCCGTCGCCTCCAACGCCCTGTCGCCCACGCCGGAAATTTTGTTCGACAGTCCCGGGATCAACGCGCTTAGTCCGGCGATTTTCTGCGTATAGGGAAGATTCCCGTTCGCCGTGTCGATGATCCTGTCGGCCGTCCCCGTGATTCTGTCCATCAACGGCTGCGTGTTTCGCGACAGCGTGTCGTATTGGTTCAGCGCGTTGGCCGCACGGACACGGTTCGCCAGCCAGTCGGAGCCGAAAGCCGTATCGCTCCAGTTCGTGCCTTGCCCCGCCGACGGGATCCCCGTCTGTCCTGCCGTCCCGCCGCCGGAATTGTAGTTCCACACCGTGGCGATCGAGCCGTCGGCGTTGCGCATGTAAATCGGCGCGCCCTCGTTGTCGCCGCCGTTTTTGTAGCCTTTGACGATTTGCCCGCGGTTGTCGAACGTATATCCCTGCGGAAGACCGTTCGCAAAACTTTGCGAAGGCTTTCCGCGGGAAACCGCGGCGTCCGCGCCGTTCCCCGCGGACGCTCCTCCGGTTTGAGGCACGACAGTACTCATCGGCGCCGCGCCCGTGATCGGCGCGAGCATGTTGTAAATGCTCGTCCGCATATTTTGAAGTTCCGCCGACTCGGGGTCGCGTTTGCGTACCTGAGTCGTGGACGATCTACTGCCCATCCATATCACCTTCCCTTACCCGCGTATTTTCCGGCGTCACCAGAATATAACTATACGTTTTGCCGTCTTCATGTTCCTGTTTGACCAGTTCGCCGCCGAGCACCCGCATGTAAACGCGCGGATCGCGTTTCGTGACGCAGTAGGCGCCGATACAGCCGTGGGATTTCCTCAGCGCTTTCACCATGGCGAAAATGTGCGGGCGCCAGTAACGGCCATCCCCGCACATTTTCGGGATCAGCAGGTATCGCGTTTCGAAATCGAACATCCATGTGAAAAAGCCGTGCTCGCGATTGAACGTTAGTTCTTCGCGGTTGTCCAGTTCGAAACGGCTTTCGTCGCGCGCTTCGTAGATGTTTACCCACGCCCCGAACGACAGGGGCCCCTTGACTGGGGTTTTACATCTCCGGCCAGACAACGGCCTGCACCTGTTCCACCGTTTCGCAACGGCGGATGATGGCGTCGATACCCTGCATGATGCCGTTGACGTTCGCGGAGTAGGCCCGATAGGCCGCGGCGTTGGCGAGGATTCTCTGGCAAAACTGCTCTAACGTCATTGTCTCGCCGCCGACGGCGATACGCCGGTCGTACAGCGCCGTCACGTCCTGCGCGTCTTCGCTCGTCGCGTTGCCCGCGAGGATGTCGGCCGCGCCGTGTTTCTGCACGTCCCAGCTCTCGATCTCGCCGAGCGTGTAGCCCGCCTTCGCCTGAGCGAGCAGGCCGTCGGCGTAGGCGTGGTTCCACGCCGTCTTCGCCGCCTTTGCTTCTTCCAGCGTCGGCGGCTCCGGTTCCGGCTCAATCGCCACTTCGTCGGGATGCGTCATCGCGTAGGCGTGGACGGCAGCATACTCTTCCAGCCACTCGCCCATGTTCGGGCAGTTGTAAGGATAGCCGTTTTTCAAAAACGTGTAGCTGCCGTCGAGATTGCGGATCAAGTTTTCGTACATGCCTTACCTCCTATGCGATGCGCCACCCAAAACCAAAAGTCCATTGAAATGCTACTTTCGTCCCGCCAGCAGCGACGCCAATCGGGGTTACCGTGGAAGTTTTTTGGCCGTTGCAAAAGTACGCCCACGTCCCACCGCTGGGAAGATTGCCGTCGGTAAGGGTTCTAAAGTCTATCCACTGTCCCACACCGGCGGCGGTTTGGGGCTTGGGCGCGCCGCCGAGGCTTGCCAGCGTATACGTCGTGTTCGTGTCCTGCGTTTGGAACGAACCCGTAGTCCCGTTGCCCCTTGTATAGGTCACAGTCCTGCCGCTGACCGACAAACCCTTGATATACGTCGAGTCGATCTGTTGTCCGCGGGAATCCTGCGTGGCCTTGGTGGCGCTGGCGGCGTTGCCGGAGCAGGCGGCGGACGTGCCGCCGTTGGCCGCGGCTGTGATCGTGATGTCCCCAGTGCCGTTGAACAGAACGCCGTTGATTCTTCTGCTCGTCTGTAATTTCGTCGCGCTGGCCGCGTTGCCGGTGATGTTGTCGCCCTCCATGACAAACCTGGTCAGCGGTCCCCACGTGTTTTCGTTATAAGCTTGATGATATACTAAAGGTTTCGACGTATCACCGCGTAAAATTATTCGATTGATTCGACTATTGTTGCGGGACGCTTGGATAATCGATGCATAGCTCATCCCAGCGGAAGAGCCATTAGCAACCCCTTGGGATGTTTGATAAAAACCACTCATCCGTAACGATCCTTCGTTGCTGTTTGTCAGTTCTGTAGGCATAATTTCTCCACAGCCGTTGCACTTCGCCGCCGAGCCTGTGACGTTTATGTCAAGCGACGGCGGCAGTCCGATCGTTACCTTGTCGTTTATGGCATCCGGCGTGACAATGACATTGCTTCCGGGAACTATCTCAAAAGTGTCTTCTTGGTTATTGGCTAAAATCAGCAACGAGCCGACTTTGATTTTCGCGAAGGCGTTTTTGTTCTTTTCCGCGCCGGCCTGAATACCGTCCAACTTGTTCGCGTCGACATTTAGCTTCGCGAACAAGTCCGTGAAAAGAGCCTTGATTTTGATTCCGAAAAAGTTTGTCCGGTCACCGCCCTGCGTCCCCGGCAAAATTTTAGGTTCGTTGTCTCCCCATCCGTATCTGTTAGCCATTGTTTCACCTCGTTTTCATCATTCGGGAACGTACATATAGCCGTTCCCCGGCCAGTCCCAAAAAACGCCCGAAGCACCCGTGAACAGGATTTGCCCCTCCTGACCCGCGCCAACCACCGTTTCTGCCGCCTGCGTCGCCGCCAAGCATTGCGCCGTTGCGGACTGGCAGTTACTTGTCGAGGCCGTTGCCTGCTGCGCAGCGGCATTACATGCAGCCGTCGCGCTTTGGCACGCTCCGGCGGAGCTTGCGGCGTTTTGCGTAGCATTTTGGCAGACCGTGGTCGCTTGCTCCGTCTGTTGTTTTGCTGTTTGGCATAAATCCGCGCTGACTGTCGCAGCGTTAGCCGCGGCATTACAGCTCCCTGCCGCCTGATTGGCCGCGGCGGTCGCAGAATCGCAAGCGCTTGTCGCGGCCGAGCATGCGTCCGTTGTCGACAGGCACGCAGCCGATCTCTGCGCGCAAATATCCGTTTCCGCAACGCAGTTCGCCGTTGCGGAAGAACAAGCCTCCCCGGCGTTACGCGCCTGACCGGCGGCGCTGTTTGCCGCATTCGCCGCGACGTTCGCGGCGTTGACGGCCTCCACTACGCCCGCGGTCGCCTCATTCACGAAGCTTGTTGCTTCCAAACAGGCGGCGGTCGCGGCCTCGCACGCCGCTTTCGCGCCCATAAGCTGACGCGTCAGGCTGACCAGCGCCGCAGAGGGGCCGTCGTCGCCGTTCTCCGCCGCGACGGACAATGCGCCGAGAAAAAACGTATAAACTCCGCCGTCCGTGTCCGACGTGACCTTCGCTTCCAGCGCCAGACGCCCGGAGACGTCGGGCTGTACCGCCACGCGGAAAGAACCGTCGGCGGCGGACTGAATCTCTCCAGCGTACAATGTCGTCTTCTCCCGGTCGGTCGCCGCGACGATTACGGAACACCCCTCGAGATCGACCGTCACCCCTTCCGAATCCTTCAGGACGGCGTCTACGATTACCGTGTCCATCACGGCGACGTGCGCCCCGATCGGGCGCCCCGGTTCGAGATATACCGATACCACAGGGCGCATTACGACCTCACTCACGACACCACCCCCACGGGAACCGTTTCCAGCGTGAAGCGCGTCAGTTGAAACGGCACTCCGGAACTTTCGAAGCATACCTGGACGTACTTGCTTCGCAAAACATTGTGCGTATAGAAATCCTGATAAGTCTGCAAACCGCCCCAAACATAATCCTCATTGTCATAGATGAATCTGGTGTCATCGTAAATGTAGGGCGATTCATCTACCTCGAAAACGACGTTCATCAAGGGCACACCGGCGACGGAAATGCGCAAAGGTTCGTCGGAGACAGCATTCACCAGCAAATTCAACGAATTGGCGGAGATTCCCAGACGTTTGGTCAGGAACTCAGATGCGCCGATGATCTTTTTTGTGCTGAACGAGCACGATACCGGCGACAGATGGGATCCCGCCGCGGAGTCGTAATCCCCGCTCGTCCTGCCGGAAAAGTCGTGCAGATTCGCTCCAATGGCGATATACAAGTTGTCTCGATCCGGTTCCGCCACGTCGCGGACGTCGCCGTAAAATTCCCACATCAGCGCCGGCATGGAGGTTATACCATATTCGTAATATACCGGCAGAAGTGTGTTTTTCCCTGCGGATATCAGCAGGATATTTCGTCCGCGCAGGTTCCAGACGCGAGCCCACGTGTCGATCATTTTGCCTCTTAACCAGGGATTGACCCTCATTAGCGCGTCGCCGGGCGCGATCTCCTCATACCCGTCCGTGCCCTGGAGCAGCCGCATACCCTTGCTTTTTTCCAGATAAAACAGGTAGCCGGCCACGTTGGCCGCTGTATCGCGGTTCACGATCTCTTCGTCGCGGCTGATCTCGACGATCTTCCATTCCGGATACTCGCCGGCCAGGCGGAATGTCGCGCGATCCTTGAAAAAAATCACATTCGTCAACGAGGGCACGGCGGCAACGATGTTCCCGGCAACCTTGTAGCCGATCTGCGTCTCGCAGGGATCGGCGTCCGTCGCGCTGGACGGGATCGTCCAACGGGAAGCGTCGCCGACGGCCGAGCCGCGCAGCATGTCGGAATCGCTCTCGAAACAGAACAGCCGCCCCGCGCGGGCATACAGCCCTACGGCATGGGCCGGCGAATCCGTCACCGTCGTCAGCGCGGAACCGTCATATTTCTGCAGCTTGCCGCCCGAGGCGATGAAGACGTCCGTGCCGAACACACAAAACTGCGGACGGACCGCTCCGGTCAGCGTGCCGATCTGCGTTGTCGTCCCCACAGCTCCGGCAGGAGCCGGAGCGTATTTGTACAGCACGCCGCCGGCAACTGTCAGCAATACGCCGGAATGCCAGAACAGCGCGTCGATCGGCGCGTCGAACGTATGGAGCGGTAGCCCCACTCCAGCACGCGTCCTCAGTCGCCCCGGCTGCGAACTGTAGGTCATGTTCTTGCATTCCGCCAATTCGTTCTGCGCAATATTCTCCGGAGCCGTCCGCAGGTTCAGCCCGCCGGAAAAATCGCTGAAATCGAGGATCGTCCCCTCGACTGCGTGTTTCGATGCCCGTCGCACGGGGCTCACCTCCTTTAGCCTTTCGGCAGCAACGTACCGATCGCGTCGATCATCGCTTTCTCCGACGACGTGTCGAACTCGTCGCGGTTCAGCAGCAGCGACGCCGCCACTGTGACAATCACGTCGAAATAGTCGTCGCTGTAAGGGATTTTGTCTTCCAGCAGCGAAACGCCCTCGCGCGTACAGAAATACCGGATCTCAACAGGAATGTTCCCCGTTGACGTTCGCAGCACCGCCCCCTCGCGCCAGACGGGGAACTGCCCGACAAAACTATGAAAGCCCTTCGGCGCCGCCGAATAATCGACGACCGGCTCCGACGCGATCATCTCCGGCGCCCGGCGGGCGATCAGAGTCAATCCCAGGAAACGGCACGCCGTGTCGATGTTATTGATAATCTCTTCGCTCGTGTAATTTACCGCCAGCACATCGTTGACGCGCTGGCGGATCACATCTACGGCTTGAGTTACATATCTCATTGCGGGACGTACCCCCCCCACAACCGCGGCTCCGCGGCGTTTTCCCAGCGCTGCGCCTTGCCCGCCTGCGCCGTCCTGTCGGAGACCGCCTGCGCCGTCTCGAAATCGCCCTTGAGCAAAGACGCTGTCATGCGCGCCAGCGGCAGTAGCAGCGTCTCCGGCGCGTCGATCTCGTCGCCGACCGCCGTCAGCCGCGCCGGGCGGTAGCGATAGACCAGCGTCACCGGCGACTCGGGCGAGACGATCTCGCTGTTCTCGAAACGGAATTCGCCGCGGAACGGGCCCGTCTCGTAATTCGATTCCAGCGGCACGCCGCGGGGACCCAGTACCGAGACCACCGAGCGAAAATCTTCCGGCAGCGCGGCGCGCCAATCCGACAGCTCCAGTTCTGCCGACTTAACCAGCAGCGGCGAGAAACACTCGTCGCAGCTCGTCACCAGCAGATCGAGCGACGACTGCAGCGCCGTCATCACCTCGTAGTCGCTGTACGTCGTGTGCCCGGCGTCGCCTACGTTGTAACGCGCCATCTGACAGACTTGAGACGCCGCGATCATGCGTACACCCTCCAGTGCGGATAGCGCTGCACCAGCCGATGCAGCGCCCGCTTATCGTTTTTGTTCACGCTCCATGCCAGCGCGTCCGGGTCGCCCGCCATCAGCAGGGCGTCGAACTCGTCGACGGGGATCGAGTAGCGGAACTGCGCGAGGGCCGATCCGCGTTTGTTGCGGATCAACCCCCGCGTGCCGCCCAGCGCCGTCCTCAGTTCGTGACAGCGACGACGGTACGCGTCATCGTCGATGACCTTGGTGATCGTGCACTCGTCGCCGCTTTTGATGCGCAGGAACGTCCGGACGGCGTCGTCGATTTCCAGCGCGCCCATACTAAGGAGCCGTCGGCAGCACGCCGTCAAGATCGGTGATGCGGGCGCTGGCCTTTTCGGCGCGTACCTCCATCGTGATCTCGCCGACGATGACCTGTTCCGTCGCGTCTTTGGTCTTGGGTAGCTCTTTCTTGCCGAACGGGCGCAGCGGTACCATGCCAAGATACTGCGTAGACAACACGTAGACGTCCGAGTTCGGCAGCCAGCGGTCGGTGATAACGCGCTGCGTGCCGAAGTCGCCCTCGAATACGTCGATCGTGGCGATCATCTTCTTGCTCTCGGCCTTCTGGCTGCGCTCCGTGGAAAGCGGCAGCAGCAGCGACAGCACGCGCTTGTTGCGGGGAGACGCCACGATTACGTCGGGATCGCCGCCGCACTCGTACACCCGTTCCAGCGCGTCGTTCAGCAGCTCGTACGTGAGCGGGCGCGCCGTGCCGTTGTTCTTGAACACGTTCGTGCTGATGTAGTACGGCAGGCCGGCCATGCGGCGCGCCGTGGCGCTGTTGCCGAGCACCTTTTTGCTGCTGCGGATGATGGCGCGCTCCTGGTCGAGAGCCAGAACTTTCATGGCCTTCTGCATCTCGTAGGCCAATTTGTTGCTCATGTTGTAGCGTTTCACCGCGAGATTCGTGTCGGTGACACCGAAACCCTTGTGGAAAATCTGGCAGACGTTGTCCTTGATCGTCGTCTCGCCGGGGTTCTCGACGTTGAACGTCTCGCCTTCCACGTGCGCGTTGTCGATCGGCTTGGGCAGCTCATCCTCTTCCCAGTGATGGACGACCTGCGTCGCCTTCCCCGCCGAACCGATCCGGTTCAGGATCGGCGCGTCGCTGGGCGAGATGATCGTGATCAGCTTACCCAGATCGAAAGTTTTTCCCGTCGCGTTGTACTGCGTAAGTGCCATATGTTATGTCCTCCTAGTTTTTGAAAAACGCGTCCTGAAGCATGCGCACCTGGTCTTTCTGACTGGCGCGCGCGAAATCCTTTTCCCCCCAGGACATCCCGGCCCCGGCGTCGCCGCCGCTGCCCCCGATCACCTTGGGCGGAGCCTCCGCCGCTTTCTTCGCCGGCGGCTGCGCAGGCGCGGCCGGCTGCTTCGACGCCCTGTAACGGTCGGCGAAGCCTTTGTACACCGCCTTGATGCGTGCCGCGTCGCCCGACTGCAGTTCCGCCATCGTCTGCATGACACTCTGATACGGCATCTTTTGCATCTCCGCCATGGCGTAGCGGTCGATCAGCGCGAAATCCGCGCCGTACTCCCGCTGCAGATCGCCCATCAGACCGCCGTACATCTGCTGCGTCTGCGCCGCCTGCGCCTGTCGCATACTCTCTGCCTGCGCGCGCTGAAACTCCATCTGCTGTAGCTCGCCAGTCACCCGCGCCACCATGATCTGATGGTCGACGTTGAAATCGTCCAGGCTCGTCACGCCAAGACGGCGCATTGCCTCGGCCTTGACCTGAGCGTTGAAGTCAGGCGCTTTCGGCTGTGCCGGCGCCTGCGGCTGAGGCCCCGCCTGCTGAGCCTTGAGCACATTCTCGCGAAACTGCCGCAACTGCTTCAGTTCGTCGAGCTGCGGCTGAATCGTGTCGCGGTAGTACTGCATGTCTCGCTCGTGGACGATCCGCGCCGCCTGCGGCAGACGGGAAGCGTCTACCTCGTCGGGCGTGAGAAGAAGAAATTCCTCGGGCGTATATTCGTTCCCGGTTTCGCCTTTCGGTGCAGCCGCTGCGGGATCTTCACCCGCCGCTTTTTCGCCTTCGGGCGCCCCTTCCGGCTGCTTCCCTTCGCCGTCAGCTCCGTCACCGTCTGCGGGAGTTCCATCTTTTTCTTCTTCGTCTTTTCCCCCTTCGATCCCGCCTTCATCTTCCGGCTCGTCCTCGATCTCTCCGAAAAAAGACGCGCGCAGGACTTCCTGCTGCTCCTCGTCGCTCAGCTCGTCGAAGCCGCGGTTGTCCACCTGCGGCTGCGCTTCTTGCTGTTCCGCGCCCTGCGTTACCACGTTGTCGTTATCCATTGTTTTCCGCTCCCTTCAATTCTTTCTCTGCAACCAGTCCGTCGCCGACGGCGGACTGAAGAAACGCCTTGAACATCTTGATCGTCACGGCAACATAGGCCAGTGCTTCTTTCGCAGCCCTATCGTCCCTCTGTGTCGCCTGCCAGAGACGATCTTTCATGTCGTTCTCGAAGTCATCAAAAAAGGACAGACAGGTCTTCGCCTGCTGTCCTCTCAACGCCTGCTGCTCTAACTTACCCCTGTCCAAATCCACCTTGGGGAACACCTCCCTGTAACATCTGCATGGCCGCGGCCGCGCCGGCCTGAACACCGGCATTCCCCGCCACCTGCGGAGCCGCCAGCATCGGAGCCGGCGCGGCCTGCTGCATCATCATCTGCTGCTGCATTTGCTGCTGCTGGATCTCCTCCGGCGTGCGCAGGAACGTGCGCGCGTCCTTCCACCCCAGCAGCTCCAAGAGCCGGATCGCCGCCCGGGAGAAATCCGCGGGCCCCGCGATCCCCAGCTGCATGGCGAACGGGTACACCTCGCGAAGGTAGCTCGTCAGCGAGTTGACCTTCTGCTCCTTTTCGCCCAGCCCCACGTCCGAATTGACGACGATGTCGAAATTGCCGTCGAGGTCGTCCGGCTGAATCGTCAGCGCACGGTCGAGCAGCCTCACCACCTGCGCCTGGTCGATATACGTCTGGTTCAGGCGGATCAGGAAACGGTTCAGTTCGCTCACGCCCGTCTCCGCGAAAATCTTGATGATGTGGTTGATCCTCTGCGCCGAGGATTTCATGATCAGCGAAATCCCCGTCGCCGTCTTGTTCAGCGTGTTCGCGTCCGTGCCCTGGTTGTAGCGCGTGCGCCCCGTCCATTCCTCCTCGACGCCGCGGAAATACTCGATGAACTGCATCGTCCACGGCGCCAGCGGCGCGGAAGGAAACGCCGTCGCCACGCTGCGCGGATCGTCCTTGCAGCGGATCATCATCTTGTCTTTTGTTAAATCCTCGATGTTGACCATGTTCTCGTTGACGAAATAGCGCGGCGTGTTGTTGGTGCTGATGTTGAGCAGTATCTGGCGCACGAAAGCAATACGCAGCGCCTGCAACTCGCCCTCGATGTCCGCCATCGACGACTGCGACAGCACACGCGACGAGTCATGCTGCGCCGACAACACGAAAAACGGCAGCCGCCCCAGTGGGTTCAGCTCCACGCGCAGCAGATGGTCGTTCGCCAGCGTCACGATCAAATCCTCGAGCACGCCGTCGCCGTTGACGTCGTGTTTGACATAGCACTCGAATATCTCCACGCGACGGCGGGCGGCATCGTCCTCCTGCGCCGGGAACATCTCCAGATCGGGGTTCAGCACCTGGTCCGCCATCTCGTAGTCGACTGCGCCGCCCTCGTCTACCGCCATCTGGGCCTCGTCCCGGTCGTACACGCCTTCCCTCGCGCCGCGCAGCAGCACGTCGCCCGTAACGATTTGACGCTGCGCCACGAACAGCGACTCCTCCATACGGCGCGCTTCCGGCAGCCAGCGCATGTCAAAAGGACTGACATGATCCAGCACCGGCCGATTGTCCGTCGTCACCATGCGCCGCAGCGTCACCTGACAGTCGCCGTAAAAATCCGGCGCTCCGACGTCCAGCAGCTCGACGCCCGGCGTCTGCGCCATTCCCATCAGCCGGTCCTGCGGCACCGTCACCGTCTCCTCGCGCGGCTGGGATACCCGCGACCACCAGCATTTCAGCACACCCAGATCGTAGACGAGCGTGTCCTCAAACCAGCTGGAAAACAACATAAATCCTTTGTTGCCCTGTTCCAGCTGCCATTTGATCAGCTCTTCCATCACTTGAGCGTTTTCAGCGTCGCCCTGCCCCTGCCCGACGATGGAGATGACCTTCGTCGTGCCGAAAAACGAGTCGAGCGCCTGCGACAGCGCCCATTGCACCCAGGCGTAAAAATCGTGGCTCGTGTAGTCGGAGAACCCCAGGCGGGGGAACATCTTTTTGTACAGCTCCTTGTCCGCCTGGTAGATCTCCCGCCGCCTCAGCAGCAGCGGCTCCGTCGTCTGCCGGTAAAAATCCTCCGCTCTGGCGAGGTCGCGCAGGGCGACCATACGCACCCGCTCCCGCGCCTCGGCGGAGAGCTTGAGCGCCGCCATTACTGCACCGTGACCGCGATCGTCGCGCTGCCGGCGCCGCTCGTGCAGGCCAGATTCGTCGATCCGGCCGCCAGCGCTTTGACGGTGATCACCCTCGTATCGTCGGGGTTTACCATCATCGCCGCATAGGTGGGGCCGCTGTTGGTCCAGCCGGTCGCCGCCGTGCTCTCGGCGGGTTCGTGTTTGCCCGTCAGCGTCACCTCATCGCCGACTTTGAGCGTCAGCGTCCCCGAGACCGTGTTTCCGTTTTCATCAGTCACCGTTACGCCCGTGACCACAATGCCCTCCTGCGCCTTTTTGACCGCCGCCACCAGATGAGGAATCAGCTGCACGTCGTGGCCTCTTGCCACCTGGCGCAGATCGTCCTCCGTGAGCGTCTCCGCCATCGCCGGAATGCCCTCGTACCCCTCGCGCGTGATCTCCAGATTCACCATACGTACTACCTCCTACATTGACCCGAATGCCGGGATTTCGATATCCGCCCGCGCGAAGCCGGCAACCGGCGCGCTGGCGATCTGCTCCGCATATGCGAGAGCGTCTATGAGATCATCGTGCTGCCCAGTGGGGAAGGCGAGCAGCTCGCCCTCCATCTCCTGGAGCCACGGCGCGCCCACGGGGAACCACACGCCCCCGACGGCGAACCGCGGCTGCAGCACGTCGATTCTTTGTTCCTTTTTCGCGCCCGCGATCAGGGGCTTGATCGTAAAAAACACGTTGCGGCGCGGCATCTCCTTTTGCAGGAACGCCAGCATCGCCGCCTGATACTGCACCTTCTCGATGCCGACCGAGATCGGCCGCCATTTTTGCACCAGCCGGAAAATCTCGTCCATGTGCTCCACCGGCGTCACCCGGCCGTACCAGCAGTCGAGCACCTGCCACATCCCCTCCGGCGTCACGCCGACCACGCAGCACACCGAGTAGTCGGCGCTGGCCGCCTTGCTCGACGCCAGATCCACCGTCATGTAGACGCTCAGCTCGTCGCGCCGCAGTGTGCGCGGGTCATAGTAGCGGAACATCTCGCGCCGGAACCGCTGCTGCTCAGGGCTGCGCGCCTCGCACAGCATCTCTCGGTACCAGACGTCCGACATACCTTTGCGCGCGAACGCCTCTTTCTGCTCGAGGATCGACTCGACGGGATACCGCGCCGGCCACGACGAGCGCCACTCCCCGGCGTCGTCCTGCGTCATTTTCGGCACACGCTCCGCCTCGAATCCCCAGACGTCGGCGTCTTTGATCATCCGCTCGATAATGCTGCGCTCGCCGAGGTTATTGCCGATCATGAAAATCCGCGACTCATGCCCGAGGAAATAGATGTCGGACATGAACCATTTCCAGTCGCTCTCGCAGACCGTCTCACTGCTTACGTCATCCAAATCCTGGATGTCGTCGCAGACAATCAGGTCCGGCCGTTTCGCGCCCCACGACAGGCCGCGGATGGCGCCGCCCTTGCCGAACGCCGCGAGGCGCACCTGCAGCCCCGACCTGTACCGCACCTGGAACGCGTTGCCGCTGTCCTCGAGGATATCCGGCAGCCCGTCCGCCTGCATCATCAGCTCCGGGCGCGCCTGCCACTCTCGCGATGTCTCCCGCAGCAGCGCTGCCGCCAGCTCTTTCGTGGCGCGGATGATAACGATAAAACTGCGCTCGGGGCTCGGAAACGTCAAAGCGTGAAGCAGGTTTGCCCGCAGCGCGATCTGCGTTTTAGCGCTCTCGCGGAACGCCTCGATGGCAACATTTTTATCGCTGTGCAGAATGATATTGCTCCATCTATGATGGGCCTCCATCGGCGCGACGTCTCCCGGCGACGCCAGCAGCGCCGAGCGGAACGCCACCAGCGAGTCGCGGCTGACCGCCAGACGCGCCGCAAGCTCGATCTCGCGCTGTGCCGGCGGCAAAGACTTGAGGTCATCCATTTTTGATCTCCTGCGCGATCTGCCGCGCCCGCCGCGCCGCTTCCGCCGTCATCTCCGCCCCCAGCACCAGCAGGGGGCCGCCATCAGGGCCGGACGCCCGGACAGTATCGATAAAATCTGCCTCGGATTTGCCCAGCAGCTCCGAGGCTTTGAGCCGGTCCTTCATCTCCACGCGCTCGTCCCGCATCGTCGCCGTCCAAAACGACTGGCGCTCCTCGCGCGTCGCGATAAGAGAGCCGCGGCGTTTCGTTTCGCGAGCTCTGATGGCTGCTGCGATCAGAGGTTTAAAGAGGTTTTCCGACCCTATGCGCTGCGCTGTCCTCGCCGAATACCCCGCCGCCAGCGCCGCCGCCGTGGCGTTGCCGTCATAGGCGTCGACAAACCGCCGCTGCTTCGCCGTCAATTTTTTATCGTCCGCCACGCAAATCACCTCGCTTCCAAATAATCTGAATATTTCGTCTTTATTTTTCAAGCCATTAAAAACGGCTCAAACTATTGCAATAGCTGAATCTACGCAATTTATTTTGCCCCCTTGACATGCTACGCTAGCGTAGTATAATGGGGCCAGAACAAAAAACGAGCCGCTGCGGCTCGAAAAATAGGAGGAAAAAATGAAAAATTACCGCCTTTGGATTAACGGCACGGATTGGGGGTTTTGGCAGGCCGCTTCTGAAATCGACGTCTTCGACGCCGTGGCCCGCGAAGCGGGATACGAGAGTCACGCCGATTTCGAGCGCCAGCGGCTCGACGAAGCCGCGCAAAACAACCATTATCGCGACTGGGACGAGTGGGGCGCCGCCGGTCCCGAAGCGCTGCGTCCCGACCCGGAAAAGTTTTTGGACGATGTATACGATATCGTCGAGGTCATGCCCGACGGCCCCGTCTATGCATACGACGACCCGGACTCCTGCGGCATCTACGTGGGAGTAGAATCCGGCGACGTCTCTGCAGTGGGCTGGAGAGACGTCGTTGATTACGGCCCCGCCACGCCGGAAAATGTAAAAAAGGCTGTCAGAGACACTATCCAGGCCCAGCTCGGGTGGGCCCGCGAATGGGAGGACGACCACGAGAATTGGGTCGGATACAACGGCCCGAATGTCGAAGAACTCCAGCGGCGCTGGGAAGCTCTCTTCCCAGAGGAGGAAATGTAATACTCGCGGGGTTCCGTTCGAATGACGGGGGGCAGCTCATGCCGCCCCCCAAAATAAAAAGAAAGGTGGACAATTGAATGAAATACGAAGTAAAATTGAATGATTTGCGCACCGACACCGACGACGCGGGGATGTCCTACCCCGTGACCGCGCAGGAATTTTTGCGGGCCGAACCCGGCGTCTATCGGGGTAATTGCGAGGACGGATATGTCGTCCTCGAATCGGGGAAAATTTTAACCCCCTGCGGCGTCGGCCGGTTTTACGACTCCGAAACAAAATCGGAGTACAGGGAAATTTTTATTGGCGACGTCACCGTGTATTACGACACGAACGACGCGGCCGCGATTGAATTTGAATCCGCCGACAGCTATGGGACGGGGAAATTTATCCATGTCCCAAACTGATTTTATCGGCACTGCCGAAGCGGCGGCGATCCTCGCCGCCCGCTTCGGCCATTATTCCGCCGCAACCCTGCGACAGCTCTGCATCCGTCATGCCGTCCCCGGCGCTCAAAAAATCGGCCGGGATTGGATGATCCCCGTTGAATGGATCAAAAACTACACCCCCAAAAGAAAGGATGCAGTAAAGATGCTTTCTCTAACAAACCTCACCCAGCAGGAGTCCGGAATTATTGTCTATGATAATTCGGTTATCGTCGTCAACTGGTGGGTGCAATGCCCACAAGGACTGCCGCGAGTATTCGCGGGAACTATCATCGGGATCCCCGATCCCGATGCGACGCCGTCAGACGCCGTCCATGTCGACGACATTCGCGAAATTTTGCCCGATCCCGAAGATATGGACGTGGTTTACGACTATAACGATGACATTCCCGAACTGTACGCCGACAATGCCGAAATCACGTCCGGACGCGCCTGGACGATCGGCGACGTTGTAGTCATAGCCCCGGACGGCTGGTGTTAAATGGCTGACACGATTGCGGCTGATCTGCGCGCTTTGCTGGTCAGCTGCTCCGAAACCCCGCCGCGGGCTATTTTGAGGGGCGACCACGAAATTTTGGCGTCAATAGACGCCGAATTGCGAAAAAAAGGCATCCTAGGGCAAGTCGCCTACAATCAAATTGTTTTTACCGGCTCGGCGGCGCTTGACGTCATGCTGGCCGCGGGGCTTACGCTCCGCCATTACGTAATGCGGGACCATCTCGGCGCAGACCGCGCGTATAAAATCGCCGACGACACGATCACTTTTTGCTCAGGACACCCGTGCAAGCGTTTTTTACCGCTGTCCGGCAGCCGGACTGTGAAAATCGCCGAGTTGCAGGAACAGCGCAAACAGCGGATCGAGACAAAAAAAATCGCCGCCAAGATCAGCATTTCTGAAAAAACTTTGAGAAACGCCATCAAAGACCTCGAAAACAAAGGTTTTTGCATGGCAAAAGGCCCGGCACTTGGGACGAAGCCCCACGCTCCAATCCTCGACCCCGCCACGGAATGGGGAAGTTATCTTTTAGGCGTGCTTTGGGCGGGGACGTCCTTCGCGCCCAGCGCGCGAGTGACAAGCGTCGTCGTAGGCTGTAAATACAAAGACACCTTATGTAATCTCGCAAAGGGGTTTGCGCTCGATGCGGTTATGGACAGACCGCACGGTGGGTATTACAAACTCAGGATACATAAACAAAAAGATGTCGAACACATCACACGCGAAGCTTCGCGCGTCGGTATCGATTTTTCGGCGCCTTTTTATTCGCGCGGCGTGCCGAAAATCAAATTCCGCTTTGCTGAGTTTTTGCAGGGCTACGCCGAAATGCACGGCTGGTCCGGCGAAAACGTCAACCGCCGGCAGGGCACTTCAGCCTATTATTTCTGCCTGTCGGGAGCGCAAGAACTGCTCGAATACATTTCCCGCGTCCTGCATGACAAAACAGGATGCCGGCTAAGAACACGATTCGTCCTGGGGAGAGACGACACAACGCCCCATATACGCTGGGCGAGCGAGGACACGGCGAAAATCATCTCATTTCTCGACAGCCCCCTTCCCCACAGCGCGACTTTCCGGCGCCGTTTACACGAAACGAACGCCGACAACAAATTCATGAATGAACAACAATAAAGGCGGGGCCTTCGCGGCCTCGCCTTTGTCGTTATTCTTTTTCCCCGTAATTCCCAGTCTACATCATATCACGTCAAGACTATGACATTCTATGACATCTTTTCTTTTTGCGCCTGATAAACCATATTCGCTTCTTTCAGCGCCAACACGTGCATCCGATTGACGTGCCTCCACGTGTAGCCCAGCTCGACCGCGATTTTTTCAAACGGCCACAGATTGAGATACCGCATCTGTAAAATCACCGCTAATTTTGGCGAGGGGACGTCATGAATGATCCCCGTCACCCGATCCAGCGCCGCCCGCCATTGCGCGACCTCCGCCTCGATTTTGGCCTCGCAATCCGCAATCGCGCATGCCGCGTCCTCCAGCGCGCTGTGCTCCTCCCCGCCGTGGACCGTCTGCCGGTCGTACTCCAAGCCTCGGACGCCTTCCGCCTTGGCCCGCAGCCACGCCAAACGTTCGAGATCGGCGTCTAGCCTCTTCTGCGTCCACCAGACCGACCGCAGCACGCGCTTGATCTCACTTAGATCGTTAGTCATTTAAGTCTCCCTTGAAAAACACCGACCAGATCGTCTCGTGCTTGCCGCGCCGTCGGCGATGCCCGAACAGCGGCTTGTAAGGCAGCGCCAGCTGAAGCACGTCGTCGAACGGAATCTGCACGTCCGACCACTTGAAAACCAACGTGCCGCAGGGCTTAAGCACTCTAAAACACTCTTCAAAGCCGGCACGCAGGTCCTCGCGCCATGTCGGCAGCAGCACGCCGTATTTTTTCGCCGTCCATGAGTCCGCACCCAGCTGCGACATGTGCGGCGGGTCGAAAAAAACCAGATAAAAACTTTCGTCGGGAAACGGCATGTGCCGAAAATCGCCCACGACGTCCGGCGATACAACGAGCTTTCGCCCGTCGCACAGTGTCTCGTCGGCCTGGCGGTTATCCATAAACACGGCCAGCGGGTTGTTTTTATCATGCCACGCCATGCGGCTGCCGCAGCAGGCGTCGAGAATTTTCAAAGTCATCGCCCCAATCCGTAAAATATTTCGATCTGCCGTTTTTCGATTGCCTTGCAGACCGCCTCTTTCAGCTCGCTGACCTTTTCGCCGTCTTCGATCCACTCCCACGGCGCGTGGAACACCAGCCAGCCCCGGGTGGCGTAGCCGTTCCCCTTTTCCATGTCTTTGAGCACGCTTCCCGGCCGGTTGTGCCGCCCCAACGTCCACGTACCGCCGTCAATTTCGACCGCGACTTTTACCCTGGGAAAGGCAATGTCTGCGCGCCACCTACGCTCCGGCGCGGCGAACGCGAATTCCAATTCAAACGATTCGTCAGTGTTTTTCGAGATCGACTTGGCAAAATCATTTTTCAGAATTTCACGAATTTTATTTTTAATTTTAATCACTTCCTTGCCGAGTTTATTTTTCCCCATCCTGATGCTGATGCAATGATGCCCCCCCCTAAAGGGGGGGGGGCAATTTGCATCAGCAGAAACAGGCTTTGGGCGCGATGCAAGTTTACTCAAAATCAATTTTGCATCAATTGCATCACGGATCGTCAACCATTGATTTTGCTGACTTTTACTGATGCATTTTTTTGAAAACATTTTGCATCAAAATTGCCGAGTTCATTTTTTTAGGCGAGTTTAGTTTTTTTGCTGATGCAAAAATTTTTGCATCAAGAAGTTTGAATTTTCTTCACAAATTCTTTATGTTCTAATTCAGCTGTCACCCCATTTAAAAAACAAAGTCCATTTTCGACTCTGATTTTTCCGATTTCGCAGAGGTCTGATCGAGTTCTGCTGAAACATCCTCTTTTTGTATTTTCGTTGTCGCTTGCACTTCGTTCGAAAAATACTGTACGCCAATCATCAATATTCAGCCCCGCGAAATTCCCCTCCGCGTCCAGCCTCCCGAAGTGCTCCGCCGCTTCGCGGAACGTCTGCAGCCCGAACTGTTGGCTTTTCGTGAGCTTCTTTTCCTTCGGCTCGTCGCCGCCGTCGGAGCGCTCCATGACGACCGTCGTCACTGGCGAGCCGTCCTCGTCCGTCCAGCCCGGCACCGCGATCTGCATTTGTTCCAGCCAGAGATCGCTTTGCAGCTCCGCGTCCTTGCTTTTGGTCTGCCTGACCAGCACTTTCACGCTGCCGGGCTCCTTGTTGACCCACGTTTCCAGATCCATCGCGCCTTTCCACGCCGACGACCCTCGGGCACGATTCTGCGCCTCCTGCGCGACGCCCGTGTGATGGACGATCAGCACCGAACAGTGAAATTCGTTCATCAGCCGCGTGCAGGCGTCGAGAAACGTTTTCGTGTCCTTGGCCGTATTCTCGTCGCCGAACAGAAACCGGTTGAGAGTGTCCACGACAATCAAAACCGGCTTCGTCTCGTAGCGTCCGATCTCCGACACGACCCTGCCAACGCCCTCAGGCGTGTTCAAGTCCTCCGCGGAGGTACTGATCAACATCTCGGCCGAGTTTGCCCCCCTGTGGGCCATCCAGCCGGCAATGCGGGCCTTCAAGCCGATATGCCCCTCCCCCGCCAGATAGACCACCGGGCCGTGTTTGACGCGGCAGCCCTGCCAGTCGTTGATCTGCGGGCAGGCGATCGAGAGCGCCTGGTCCAGCACCACGAACGTCTTTCCCGTCCCCGAGGCGCCGAAAACCATCATCAGAGCCTCCTCCTGGACCCACCCCTTGATCAGCCATTTGATCGGCTGCGGCTTTTGGCAAAACTCGCTCAGCGGCACCAGCCATGGGTCGGGCTCTGCGTCCAGCAGTGCTTTCAGGTCGCGCCCCGCGACGGCGTAGTCGTTCGCGTCGCCGATCTCCGGCGGCACGATCACCTGCGCGCCGATCAGCCCCGCCGCCGCCTGCGCTTTTTGCTGGCCGACGCCGCTTTTGTCGTTGTCGGCCACGAAAACGATTCGTGCCTGCGGCATTTTACCGCGCAAAAACTGCCCGACTTTGGACAGGTTCCCCGCGTTGAGCGCCACCACCACGCCCGCGCCCGTAGCTTCGTGGACGCTGGCTCCCGTGGCGTACCCCTCGACGATATAGACGGCCTTCGCCGCCGCGCCCGTCGGCGGGATGAAAAAATATCCGCAGGACACCTCGCCGCCGGCGTGGAACTCCTTCATGCCGTCGGCGCTTATGTACTGCAGCGACGCCAGCCGCTCGCCGACGTAGATCGGCATGATCAGCCGCCCGTCGCCCGTCTGGCGCAGCCCGTGGCTCCTGACCCGCTTGCGGACCAGATATCCGTTCTCACCGTCGGCCTCGGCGGCTTTCTCCCAGATTTCCGCACAGAGGGCCGCGGCCTGTTCGTGCTTCTTTTTCGCCTCGGCCTCGTGCATCAGGCGCGCCCGCTCGTAGCTCAGCTCGATCAGCTCGCGTTCGGCCTGCGTCAGCGCGTGGTCGGGCGTCGCGTGCCACGCCACCGACAGGTCGCCGCGCCAGTTGCCGAAACGCCCCGCCGGCAGGTTGTCGCCGAAGAGCACGTACCAGCCCGATTTTTCGCGTCCCTTGTCGCCGGCTACGCGAAAACGGTGCGGCTTGCCATCCAGTACGACGTCCGGCGCCTCTTCGACGCCGATGCCGGCGGCCAGCATCGCCTCCTTAGCCTGCGCTTCCGGCGGCAGGCGCTTCTCCGGCGCCATCTGGTCCCAGTTCCGCGGCAGCGTCGCCATTTGCTTCCACCACCTTCCATTCGCGGCTTACGACCCGGTAGTACTTGCCTTCCCTGACGCAGTACACCTTCGCCGGAGACCGCGATTCCTCGTTCATAAGCTGCGCCAGTTCGCGCAGCTCGTCTTCATTTTTGATAACGCCCAGCGTCATGGCGTCGGGATACCTGGCGGCGATGCCGGAACACCGCATCAGATAGCGCAGCGTCTTGAATCCCTTCTGCTCGGCGAAGCCTCCGTGCATCAGGCACAGATACTCGCTGACGCTGATCGACCTGACGAAATCCCGCGAGTCGTAGTCCACCCGCAGCATCGGCAGGCCGTTCCTGGAGCTGTGCTGCACGCTCCAGAACCAGCCGCGCAGCTCCATTTCCGACGGCTCCAACCCCATGATGTCGTCGCGCCCGTGCAGCGCCATGATTTGCGGTTTCCGTTCCGGCGCGGGGAATTCGTACCCGCAGGCTGGGCAGATTTTGGCGTTCGCTGCCACGATTTCGTCGCACTCCGGGCACTTGCGCACAGGTTTTTTCTCCGCCGCGCGCTTCCTCTTGGGAATCGCCACGCTCGTGATCGGGCCGTGCGCCGCTACGTTGCCGGCGAAATCCAGCACCAGGCAGTCCGCCTTGCCCTCGGCGACGCGCATGCCCCTTCCGGCCATCTGCACGTACAGCCCCGGCGAGAGCGTCGGACGGCACATGGCCAGCAGATCGATGCCCGGATAGTCGAAGCCCGTTGTCAATACATCAACATTGGTCAGGGCTTTCAGCTGTCCCGATTTGAAATTTTCAAGGATCTCCGCGCGCTCGGCGGCGGGCGTGTCTCCTACCACCGTGGCCGTAGGAATGCCAGCCTGCCGCAGTTCGTCGCGCATGTGGAAGGCGTGCTCCACGCCTGTGCAGAAAAACAGCCAGGCTTTACGGTCTCCGGCGCGCGAAATCGTCTCTCTGACGATCTCTGCGTTGTTGGCGTCGGTGTCGACCGCCAGCTGCAGCTCGCTTTCGACATATTCGCCGCCGCGCTTGTGGACGCCTTCGACGTCCAGCGTCTTCGCCGGCAGTTTCGACCGCAGCGGCGCCAGGCTCCCCCCCGCCACCAGCTCGGCGATCGTCACCGGTTCGATCAGCCCGTCGAAAATGCGGTTCTCGCCCTCGGTGATCAGCCCGTGCCCGAGGCGGTAGGGCGTCGCCGTCAGCCCGACGACCCGCAGCAGCGGATTCCGTTCTTTCAGGTCTTTCAGCAGCGAGCGGTACATGCCGCTGTCGCTGTGGTTGATCAGATGCGCTTCGTCGACAATAGCCAGGTCGATCTTGCCGCATTCCTCCGGACGCCGCCAGATCGACTGGATACCGGCCACCGTGATACGGTCCACGTCTCTATGGTTCAGCCCCGCCGAGTACAGCCCGACGGGCGCGTCCGGCCACGCCTGCACGATCTTGTCGGCGTCCTGGGAAAGCAGCTCCTTGACGTGCGAGAGGATCAGGATGCGGCTGTCCGGCCATTGCCGCAGGATGTCCTCGCACAGCGCCGCGATGATCCACGACTTGCCGCTGCCCGTGGGGGCGACGATACAGGGATTGCCCGCGTTGCGCGCCAGCCAACCGTAGAGCATGACGATGGCGCGCTGCTGGTAATCCCGCAGCTGGGGGATCAAAACGGCGCGTCCGTCTGGTCTGCCGCGGCGACTCGCACGCCCCGCAGCAGATCGCCAGTGGAGATCGAGCCGGGGCCGGACCCGTTCAGCACTTTAACGCCGTCGATCTCGTACAGCGCGCAGCGCCCTTCGCCGTCCCCGCCGAGGAACTTCCACGGCGTCAGGTCGGGATGCAGCGCGTGCGACGCGCACGCTGCGAGCTGTCCGTCGGGATCGACGGCGCAGCCCAAAAACTCGCATTTCCAGCGCGAGTCCGCAAGCGGCGTGGAGTGGGCGCAGGTGCGGCAGTTGACGCATTCCGGTGCGATGAGGTGCGTCATGTGGCAAAACTCGTGCGCCGGGCACATACGGCATTGATACCACGTCGGATCAGCCGAGAGGGGCGGCGGCATCCGCTCCGAAAGAGCGATCCGCTTGCCGCGTTCGACGATCTCGTACGCCGCCTGGGGATTGTAGTGGATCCTCTCCGTGTACATCTCGTCGTTGTCCTTGCAGACGGCGACGTACAGCGCCCGGTTGATTTTCGTGCCCATCATGTAAACCTGCATCTGACACCAGTGCCGGCGCTTCGCTTCGAATACGCCAACCCGCTTCAGTTCATTGAAGCTTTTGAGGTTGTGCGTCTTAAATTCGGCGACGTGGCGCGCCGCAGGGGCTTCGGGCACGCCGCCTTCGATGATGCCGTCAACGGAGCCGGAGACGTGGGAGCCGAAATCGACGCGCGACTGCCCGTCCTCGTCGAGGCATGTGCTGTGGATCTTGATGCCGATGCGGCGCAGGTTGAGCACGATGGATTCTTCTTCACGCCGGCCGCGGTCGAACAGACGCAGCATGCGGCCGCTGAACTTTTCCCGCACCGCCCAGCGGAACGACAGCCAGAGCCAGCGTTCGCAGGGATGGCCGAGCAAAGAAGCCCCGAGATGAGGTCGGGGCTTCTCCTGCTGGTCTTCCCACCAGGCGTCGATGAGGCTCTGCGTCGTCGTGGCAGGCTCGCCGCCATTCCAGCCGCCCGCCACAATCCGCGGTTCGGACAGAGCCGTCATGGCTCTGCCCTCTATTTAAACCACGACTGTCCGGGGGGGACGGGCGAGGGCTCGGGAGCCGCCTGACGGCCGAACGCCTGGCTGAACGTACCGGCGCTTGGGACGTTCGCCGGCGTCGACATGGGCGTGACGCCGGGCATCGCCCCGGTCCCGGGAGCATTGACCGGCTTGTAGTGGCTGACGCGGTTCTGGTCGTCATACTGCGGGTCGTCGCTCTTGTCGACGGTCACGCGGGCGCTTACCGTCGCGCCGACCAGCTGGTCCGTATCCATGAGAGGTTCGGCCACGCCTCCGGCGACGACCAGCGCCTTGAGCTGGCTGACGCCGATCCGTTCAGCCTCCGGCGAGGCGTTGCGGATGTTGAAGTTGGTGAAGATTTTTCGCCCTTCGTACTTCGGCCCCATTACCGTAAAAGCTACCTTGATGTACTGCCCCGAGCCGTTTTTGGTGTTTTTCAGCTCCGTCTCCGACACCTGAAGGATATAGTCGCCCGGAGGGATCGGGTCGAAACCGCTGTTGGCTTCCGCCGTCTGGAACGCCTGAGTGAAACGCTGATCGAGAATTGCCATTGTGATGACCTCCTAAAAATTATTAGTTATTTTTTGTTGGGGATGAGTTCGACCGCGAACGACGCCTTGCCGGGCGTGCGTTCGATGGCTGGGGACAGTACTTTGATGGTTTCCGGATCGGCTTCGTCCCAGGCCGCCTTCGCGATCTCCGGCTTCCAGCGGAACAGCGTCTGCAGCTGGGCGTCCAGCCCGTTTTCGCGCGCCAGATCCTTCAGTCTGTCGGCGTCGATTTTGACGTTCATGCGGCGCGAGACATTGACTTTGTAGTTCCCGACCTTGTTGGTCATGGAGCCTTCCCAGCTGTCGGGCATGCCGATGGCTTTCGCCATCTGGTTCTCGAGTTCCATCCGGTGTTCCTTGGCTTTCTTTTCGGCGTTTTGCGCCTCGTAGAGTTTTATCGTGAGGGAAATAATTTCCGTCGATTCCATTTACTGTTCCTCCTGTGCGGGGGCGGCCGCGCGCCCCGAGATTTTTTCGATCACCGCGCCGAGGTCGGCGGGTTCCCACATCGACAGCCGGCTGGAACGGTCCTTCGCCAGCCAGAGCGGATCGCTCTGGCACTGCAGCGCCCTTTGCACGGCGCCGTCCTTGTCGGTGATGACCCGCAGCGCCAGCACCTCATCGAAAAAATACGGCAGCTGCTGGCTGAGGGTCTTGCCCGGCATCGATGGGGCGTAGAGCATCGTCCCCGTGTCCGTGGCGGTTTTGTCCATCTTGGCGCTGAAATAAACGTGCCGGTTCGGCAGGTCGCGGAAGGAGCGGATCACCTTCGCCATGATGTCGTTCATTTCGCCGTAGGCGGCGCGGCCGTCTTTCAGGCCGATCTTGGAGGCGCTCAGCACCACCTCCGCGATTTCGCTGATGGAATCCAGCGCGATCGTCCGGAACTGCCGCCCCTCTTGCGACTGGGTAAGGAACGTCAGTGCCTCGCCCAACTCGTCGAGATTGTGGATCTCGATGTAGGGGATGTCGCTGTCCTGCAGCGAGAGCAGGCCGCCCTCGGCGGAGAGGATGATCGGTTGGGGGGCCGTCTTGATGAGCGTGGTCTTGCCCGCGCCCGCCTGTCCGTACACTAGGATCTTCACGCCGCTTTGGGCGTAGGTTTGAGTGCTTTTCAGGCTGATGGACATTCGCTTGCCTCCTCTTGGGGGTCTATTTTGATTCTGATCTGGGAGTCGTTTTCGTCGTCAAAGTCATAAAACTCAGACAGCGGTATGTCGGTCAGTTTCTTATTCCTCACGACTCGGCCGAAACCGTTGCAGTGGTAGCATTTGAGTTTCGCTCCAAATTCGTTGTAGTTAAAGCCTTTTCCTTTGCAGTCCGGGCAAAGTGCGATTTTCATAACGTCAGTGTCGAAATCTTTCTTGTATTCCATTATTTTTCCTCCATTCTTCATCCCCGGCGTATTGATCCGCCAGGTACAGTTCATATTCTTCGCGCGCCTCGCGCATATCAGCTTCGATGGCGCGCTTGCCGTCCGGCGTCGCGTCCTCGTACACGTCGTTCAGCTCGTCCTCGGTGAGGGCGGAGAGGTCGAGGTTAGGCATTAGGGCGCTCCTGCTCCAGCAGTTCGGGGTTTTCGTAGGTATTGCCGATGACGACGGGCTTGCCCACCGCGCATATCCAAGAAAGCGCCCTTTCGTACTTTTCTCGTTGAAACCGCACCACGTACCGCGCCTTCTCGTCGCAGTACGCGACGTATCCATGAGCGTTTTTTCCGGGCATACGCTCAAAATCTAGGATATCGCCTTCGTAGATCTCTTGACCTTTGCTGTCTTTCAGCTCCGTGTACTGACCGACACTTTCCGGGGGTATAAAATCACTCATATGTAATTCGCTATACAACCATTTATTTTTTTTCGTCGAAAAACCTCGACACTTACGCACTGTCATGCTGATACCTCCGTTGTGTTATAATCAGAGGCGAGGACTTCAGTCTTCGCCTGTTCTGTGAGCCGTTCTGCCCGCCAGCAGAGCGGCTCTGCTTTTTTTGCGCTCATGCCGCTACTCCTTGTCGTAGTACTTCTCCCAGTCCTCGGGCTCGTCCGATGTGCCAAGCAGGTGTTCATGGCCGGCGTAGGGGATACACTGTTTCCACGCATTATTTACGCACTCGTGAGGAAACCGACTGTCCTTGATGTATCTGCCAAACACGTTGGCTCGCCATGCCTCATCATCAGTGTCTCTCATGAGCACCCGTTCGAATGGCTCGAATCGATACTTTTCCGGCTTTAGCTCTTCCGCAGGTTCGAGGACAAAGAATGGAAAGGCATAAAACGGAGAACTGTGCTCGCTTATGGCCAAACAGATGCCTTGTGCGAAGCGATTGTCTTTCACTCGCACGGTTCGCCCTACGAGCGCATTCATTTCAGACATCCAGGAATTGTTCCAACCGCTTTCATGGCTTTTGGCAGCTCGCGCCACCTTCACCCAGCTGCCCTCCTTGACTCCTGTGGCATTGAGCCACATTTCCTGTAAGCGCGCGTACTCATCGTTAGTCATTTTTCCCGTCTCCTTTCCCAGTCGTCATCCCAGCAGCGCCTCCAGCGCCATCCGCAGCACCTCCCACCATCTCAGTCGCCGCCCGTAGCGCGACTCTGGGCCGTAGAGAGTCATCGTCTACGCGTCCGTCAGCGGAGCGACGTCGATGATGTCGCCCTCGCAGTACTCAGTCGTGTGCGAGGCCACGACCACCGCGCCTAGCCTTGGGTCATACACAGCCACCGCCGACGCCAGCCCGTGCAGTTTGTGAAAGGCCATGCCGTACCGCCAGATCGGCGCGCGCCCTTCGATGATCACCAGCGCCCCGCGCGGGATCTCCGGAAGCTCCGGGAGCGGTGTCTCCGGCGTGACCGTCCCTGCTCCAATGCAGTACCAGATGTTTTTCATATCCATTTTTAGCTCCTCTTTCTTTTCCACAACGCGCTTACTACCCAGTAAGCCGCAATCATGACGCCAGCCACAGCCAGCGACTCCACAAAGATCTCGCACATGATCCGATTAAGCTCTGTGTCCATGTGCCCTCGCCTCCTCTCCTACTCTTGCAGTTTGCCCCGAGACTCGATGACCTCATGCATAAACGCCGAGAACTCGCGCTCGGGGATCACCCTCTTGCCCTGCCATATAAACCCCTCGGGCAAGTGCCCGTCAGTCGCCAGCCTGTCCGCTGTTGGCCGGCTGATTCTCAGCGCCTCGCAGACTTCGCGGCGGTCGATCAGCCGCTCGTACTCGTGTTTCTGTTTATTCATGGCGGCCAGCTCGCTCCGCAGCGCCTGCACTTCTTTTAAGAGGCTGTTTACTATCGCCGGAAGCGTCGCCGCCATCTCCGCTATCGCGCCCAGATCGAGCATCCCGGATGCCGCCAT